CAAAAGAACAGCCGCCTCACCATTATCAAACTTACCCGCCATCAACCGAAGCTGATCAGGGTTATGCTTGATCATGGTCATCTTCTCATAACACTTTTGTAGTGTGCTTTTCATAACGATTCTCCATAAACAGATAAAGGTTATTCTTTATCTATTAACAGATGGTAACACTTTGAAGTATTCATGTCAACACTTATATAAAATTAATTTATATCAGTGACTCATAAGTCTTAGCAAAAAATATGAAATGTAATATATTTTTTACATGATTTTGGAAAAAAAAATACGATACATTTATTGCTTGGTCTACTATTGGCGTTTGGTAATTCCTGTAGTAAAGTACCGTTATGGCAACCAAATCCAGACCAACCACTTCAGACGTAGCTGCCAACCTGCATGCCCACGAAGTTCGATGCGAAGAGCGTTGGAAGACCATATTCTCAGAAACTTCTGATATTAAACTTGAAATGGCTGAAATAAATCACACCATGCGAATGGCTACTTTTGGTTTATTTGGGTTTGTAGGAACTTTATTAATTGCTGTACTTTCAGGAATGTTTCCGCTCAATTAATTTTATGTTTAACAGCAACGATAAGCTGTCTCTTCACTTTAGATTGTGTGAATTTGAGAAATCGCAAATTGCAGATCGTTTTGACATAGACAATACAGTTAAAGAAAAAAAAATTTACAACAACCTCAAACTTTTGTGTGAAAACGTACTAGAACCAATACGCAAGCATTATGGCATACCTATCTCTCCCACTAGTGGTTATAGATGTCTTGAGCTTAATAGAAAACTAAGAAGCTCTGATAAGTCACAACACATTAAAGGTCAGGCAGCCGACATTGAACTTTCAATCGTATCTAACTACGAGCTTGGTGTATGGATTAGAGACAATTTAGACTACGATACTGTCTTATTAGAGTTTTACAAAGAAGATGTACCCTCAAGCGGATGGGTGCATGTTTCATATATCAGCAAAAAAAACAACAGAAAGCGTGCCTTAAAGTTTGATGGTAAGGAGTACACTACATTATGACAATAGATAAAGAAATGAAAGAAGCTCATACAATTGAGATAAATTATAACGAATCAAAAACTTGGTACAACTTAGCCGAGGGCTTTGATAAATGGCGAGTCTTCCCTAGGTTGCTTATTACTTTATACGGCTATGCTTTTTATCAAACAACAGCATGGTTCATGACATTGCCTGACCCAACCAACGCACAGTCAGCTTTTGTTTCTGTAATTGTTGGTGCTGGAGCTGCGTGGTTTGGTTTATACGTTGGAGGCTCTCCTAGAAAATGATAGATAAACTTATTGAGCCAGTTGCTAAAATATTAGACAAATTTGTTGCTGACAAAGACTTAAAAGAAAAACTACAACATGAATTATTAATGTCTATACAAGACGCTAATCTTGCTCAAATAAAAGTAAACCAACAAGAAGCAGCGCATAAGTCTATATTTGTTGCCGGGTGGAGACCATTTATTGGCTGGGTGTGTGGAGTTTCCCTAGCCTATCACTTTATATTAGCACCTCTTGTTGAGTGGATTTTAGTTTTATCTGGCAATACTTTAGACTTACCAGAGTTTGATTTCTCTCAGTTATCTACTATAGTAATGGGTATGTTAGGGCTTGCAGGTGCTAGGTCCTACGAGAAAATGAAAGGCGTAAGCCGAGAAAAATAAAATGACAGAAAAAAAGAAAGTTACAAGAAAAAGAGCTAGAACAACAAAAGGCAGATTTAAAGCTGATGATCCTAGAACTCCATTTATAAACGAAGCATACGAAAGAATTTATACTTTTAAAGACTACCTTATATTAACAGTTATTTTAATTGGACTAATAACTGTATTTATATTGCATAAACTATAAGAGTTAGCATGCCACATGCCACTACACGCATAGCGTTAGCAGGTGAATATTTGGCAGCATCATACTTGCTGAGATTTTGCGACTCTGTTATTTTAGCTCCACAAGCCCACAGAAGTGACCTAATACTAGACCATCAGGGCGAACTTTACAGAGTACAAGTCAAAACAACCAATTCAACTTATCTCAGAAGAAATAAAAATTTCTACCGATGGGAGTTGCGTGCAGGAAGAAGAACTGCAAAAAAAACAAGGCAAGATTCACATGAAAGATATGGCGATGGACAAATAGATTTATTTTGTTTTGTAGCTTTGTCTATTAATAAGGTTATATTTATGCCATTTAATAGCAAAAAAAACTTAACAGAGTTTGCTAAAACAGAAGATAACTTGCAAGCAATTGACACAGAAACCTCTTTGCAAGACTGTCTAAACTATATAAATAAAACCCCAAAATTAAATCCTTTGGATTTAGAGTAAAATAAGTTAGAATCAACACTTAACAAAAGAGGGAGCCTATGAAATCAACCAAACGAAATACCTTTACTTTAGACACAGCATTAATAAAGCTTCAGACGATTTTAGAGGAAAGGGATGACGATTATGGTAGCTCCAATGATTTCTTTGATGACTTGGCAGATATGTGTAATGTTATTTTAGGCAACAAACTGTCAGAAAAACTTAACGGCAGTGATTCCGCAAATATCATGCTTTGCATGAAACTAATTAGAATTTCGCAAAATCCAAGCCATGAAGACAGTTGGATTGACACAGCAGGTTATGCCGTATTAGGACTATTAAAACAAGAAGAACTGTGTGAAAATGAAGATTGACATGTTTCTTGTGGGTATCTATATATATCTCCTCTCTCTCATAAACTCATGTCTCGGGAAGCTGGTGATTCTCCCCCCTATTGAAATTGTCCAGTTTCCCACCTGATATGCTAGATTTAGACAAAATAAAATCATTCGATATTTTATCCAAAGATGAGCAGATAGAAGCCTTAACACTTATTGAAAAGTGGAAAAACATCAAAGGCAATGAAAAATGTCGGCATGATTTTTTAGAATTTGTTCAAGCAATGTGGCAAGGTTTTATCATGGGTAGGCATCATAAAATCCTTGCCGAAAAGTTTAACCGCATAGCACAAGGCAAACTCAAAAGATTAATTGTTTGCTTACCACCAAGACACTCTAAATCAGAATTTGCATCTACATTCTTTCCTGCATGGATGATGGGTTTAAACCCATCTCTTAAGATTATTCAAGCCACTCACACCGCAGAACTAGCAGTACGATTTGGTCGAAGAGTTAGAAACATTATTGACTCGGAAGACTATCAATCGGTCTTTCCAAACATTAGCCTATCGGGTGACAACAAGTCAGCAGGAAGATGGACAACCAATGATGGCGGTGAAGCCTTCTACTCTGGCGTTGGTGGTGCCATCACAGGTCGTGGTGCAGATTTATTAATTATTGATGACCCTCACTCAGAGCAAGATGCCATGTCTCCAACTGCCATGGACGGTGCTTGGGAATGGTACACATCAGGTCCACGGCAAAGGTTACAACCGGGCGGTACTATCATTTTGGTCATGACCCGTTGGTCAACCAAAGACTTGGCTGGTAGATTGTTAAAAAGACAAAACGAAGAACATGCAGATCAGTGGGAGCTGGTAGAGTTTCCAGCCATCATGCCTGACTCTGACGAACCTTTGTGGGGAGAGTTTTGGAAGAAAGAAGAGTTACTTGGTGTTAAAGCGTCACTGCCAATATCCAAGTGGAATGCTCAGTGGATGCAGAATCCAACCGCAGAAAGTGGGTCGATCATTAAAAGAGAGTGGTGGCAAACTTGGGAGAAAGACGATATACCTGAATGCGAATGTGTCATACAAAGCTACGATACTGCATTTAGTGCAAAAGAAACTGCTGACTATTCGGCTATAACGACATGGGGCATATTTAATCCCGATGAGGGCGATGAATCAGCCATCATACTTTTGGACGCAACAAGACACAGAGTGGACTTTCCAGAGCTTAAAAGCATAGCTTTAGAAGAATATAAATACTGGGAGCCAGACATTGTTTTAATTGAGGCAAAAGCCAGTGGCACGCCTTTAACACAAGAGTTAAGAAAAATAGGCATACCTGTGCAATCTTACTCTCCAAGCAGAGGGCAAGACAAAATAGCCAGAATGAACTCAGTTTCACCAATGTTTGAGAGTGGCATGGTGTGGGCAACAGAAGATGCTTTTGCAGAAGAAGTAATAGAAGAAATGGCTTCTTTCCCGTACGGAGAAAACGATGACTTTGCGGATTCCGCAACCATGGCTCTAATGAGAATTAGGCAAGGTGGTCTAATAGAGCTAGGCACAGACTATCAAGATGAGGTATCATTTGACAGAAGGAAACTAAGTTATTATTGATGAAAATATTTGTTACAACTTTTTACCATGACGGTCAGTCTTTTGACGGACCAAAGATACACGCAGAAAACTTAGAAACTGCTGAGTTAATTGCTGAGGTAGACGGATACATTATTGAAGGCGAATTAACCGATTTAGTACAAACTGAGAAACATAAAAGAGTATTACATTAAACATTTTTAACTTTTAAATATATAATAAACCACTATGGCAATAGAAAGAAGATTAGGCACAGAAGAAAACCCAGACATCATTGATCAAGGTAAGTCAATTGAGATAGAAGCTGAGGCTCCTACCTTTGAAGATCAGCTTATGGAGTCTTTAGAAGTAACCATTAAAGATGATGAAATCATTATTGATGAAGCACAAGTGGAAGAGGAAGAACAAGTTCCGTTTGAGGCTAACTTGGCTGAATACCTTGACGATTATGTTTTAGGTTCTATTTCTAAAAAATTAATTAGTGATGTAGACAGCGACAAGGAGTCCAGAAAAGAATGGATGAAGACCTATACAGACGGTCTTAAATATCTTGGCATGAGATTTGACGAACAAAGAAGCCAGCCATTTGAAGGCTCAAGTGGCGTTATTCACCCTATATTAGCTGAATCTGTTACTCAGTTCCAAGCTCAAGCCTACAAAGAACTTCTCCCAGCACAAGGACCAGTCAAGACACAAATTATTGGTCAAAGAAATGCTAACACAGAGAT